ACGGCTTTTACGAGCTTAACGGACGCTAACGGTAACGCAGTTTCAAGCGATGTTTATATTTTAGTAGGTGGACCAAATCCTAACCTACAAAGACCGCAATGGGCAAATATGAAGGCCATTTATACAACTGGAATGTCAACCGTTCCCAAAGAGATAAAGATTGCCATATTAGACCAAATTAACTATGGTTACGAGAATAGAGGTATGGACGTTGACGATATGGGTATATGTGAGAAAACTTGGCGAGTATGTCAAAGATGGACAAGAACTTCACCAATATTATAACTATGAGAATAGGACTACATAAAGACAGTTACGTTGACGCTAATTCAATGACTCGTTTAGTGGGCGTTTACGCTCCAACAAGGACAAGCGATGGCGAAGGCGGCTATACTACAACTTTTACGCTTCAAGCGACTGTATGGGGCGATTATAGGCCTCAGCCGCAAAATAGAGCGTTATTAGAGATGCAGCTATCTTTTACTAGATATGCAAAGCTATTTCTTAGATACGACCTAACAATAGGCGATACTTACCAATTAGTTGTAGAGGGACAAACATTCACGATCCATTCAATTAAGGACGTGGACAATGCGCATAGATTTTGGGAAATAGAAATGTATTCATAATGGACGCTATAACATTTGATATTGTTGGGATAAATAAAGTTATGGACACCCTTCATAAATTTAATAAGCAAACTCAACAAGGTATTAAAGACGAGGTTGCTGCATCGGCATTAAAAATACAATCCGACGCTAAAAGAAACGCTCCGGTAAATTTAGGTACTTTGAGGCAATCAATATATCTAGAAAGTGAGGTAAAAAACGATGCTCAATATACATTTAAAATAGGAAGTTCAGCTAGTTATGCTCCTTATATAGAATTTGGAACAGGTGGCAAAGTCTCAATTCCTAAAGGATTTGAAAGTTATGCAGCGCAATTTAAAGTTAAATCAAAAGGCAGGTTTAAAGAAATGTTATTAGCTTTAACTGAATGGGTGCAAAAGAAAGGAATTGCTAGTGGTAAGGAAAGTAAATCAGTTGCCTATATGATTGCCGTAAGTATATTAAGAAAAGGATTAAGACCTCAACCGTTTTTAATACCGGCATTTGAACTAGAAAAAATTAAATTAAAGGCTACAATAGAAAAAATTATAAAAGATGCTAAACCCTAATATTGAAATAAAGAAATGGTTTGTTACCAATTTGGGAACGGCCACAGGATTGCCTGTTTACGATGGTATTGCTCCCGAAAATAACTTATCGGAGTATATTATTTTAAATGGTAGAACTTCAAGCCAAGAGCAAGGCAAATCAGGTTACACAAATACAAATACTATCATAGTGGACATTGTTACAAAAAATGCTAACTTTGGCTATAAACGTTCGGAAACTATTTCCGATTTGGTATTGGCTGACATAAATTCGGATACTATTATTACACTCCCTGGCGGATGGACTTCGTCAAGTTTATATGTAAATAGTATATCAAATTTAGACGGTTTAAACCCTTTGGATAATGTATTTAGAACGCTTATAACATATAATTTAACAATAACTCAAATTTAATAAAATGGCAGAAACTAAAGTATCAGGTAGAGACTACCTATTATTCGCAGACATTGACGACGACGCAACATTTAAGCCCGTTGCTTGTCTTACTTCAAACGCAATTACCTCTTCTTTGAATGTAATTGACGCAACTTCAAAATGTGGTGACCAATTCCAACCTGGACCCGCTTACAACCAAACAATCAAAGCTGACGGATTTGCAATCGACCAAACCGGCACACCTTCAAAAGATAGCTACAATCAGTTGTATGCTGCATTTATCGCAGGAACAGTTTTCGATATTAAAATGGGCGAAGCTACTCCAGTTGCAGGTAACGTAATTTACACAGGCGCAGTATTTATTTCTGCTTTTGATGTAACCGCAGCCGATAAAGAAGATGTGAAATTTAGTGCGACTTTTACAGTTGCAGTTCCACCTTTAACTCAAACAGTAACCGCTTAATAAAAAACAATAAACACTATGTTCGAACTAAAACTAAACAACAAAACAATCCCCTTAAAGTGGGGTACTTGGTCAATGCGTGAATTTTGCGTAGCAAATAACATAGGGATTGATAAGTACTTTGAATTATTAGGGAAAACGCAATTTGATTTAGACCTTGTTGTAAAAATGATACATATAGGTTATAAATCGGCTTGTGTAAGCAACAAGGAAGCAGTAGAATATACTGAGGACGATGTTTGCGATTGGATCGATGAAATAGGCGGACTTTTTAATGTAGAAGGTCAATTCATTGAATATGTTAAGTATATCATATCGACTACTGTAACAACTGTTCAAGGAGTGACTAAAGAGGAAAAAAAAAAGCCTAACAAAACTAAGCTGGGATGACATATTAGTTAAAGCCGCAGAATGCGATATAAGACCCAATGAGTTTTGGGATATGACTTGGAAGGACTTTTCCATTATTGTAATGGGGAAAGAAAAGAAAGAGTTAAATGAATGGGCGAGGACTAGAAACCTCGCCTATATTATATACCTAAGTAACACTGCGGAGAAATCCCCTAAATCACTTAGAGCGTTTTGGCACATTCCGCAAATAGATGACATTGAAGAGGAAGACGAAAAAACTATGTTAACGGACGAACAACTAGCAAGGACTTTAAAATTGTACGGAATAAATTAGAATAAAATGGCAGATAGTAGTTTAGATTTAAGTATTAATATTGGAGCCAATACGCAAGATTTTGCTAGTCAATTACAAAAAGCAGAAAACTTACTTGGCCAGTTTCAAGCAGCATTAAAGAAATCCACTAACGTTGGAGAAATAAATTATTTAAGTAGTCAAATTAGTAACTTAAATACTGTAATTGACGGTCTTAATACCAAAATGGCTTCCGTTAAAAAGCCTTCTTCGGATGCTACAAACGCATTATCAAACTTGTCAAGGGTTGCGCAAGATGCTCCTTATGGATTTATGGGTATTGCAAATAACTTGAACCCATTATTAGAAAGTTTTCAACGATTAAGCAAAGAAACAGGAAGTGCAGGTGGCGCATTGAAATCAATGGTATCAGGTTTATCAGGACCGGCCGGTATTGGTATTGCTTTGGGTGTTGTATCTTCTTTAATTGTAGCATTTGGAGATGACATAATGGGTTTGATTGGAAATACAAGTGAATTAGAAAAGGCTCAAGCAGAATTAAGGAAATCCTTTATAGATAATTTAAAAGGTGTTGAAGCAACGATTGCAAGTGACGAGTCTTTAGTTGCGGTAATTAATGACGTTACAATGTCAACCGAAGCTAGACAAGCTGCATTAAAACAATTAAAAGAAGCTCATAAAGGCAACGTTGAATTACAAAAGACCGATATTAATGATGGCGAAAAATTAATTGGAGTTATTGATAGAATGGCTCAAGCCTTAATAAGAAAGGCGCAAATAGAAGGTACTGCAAAAATAATAGGAGAAAAATACGCTGAATTAGTAAGATTACAAACAGCAGATTTAGAAGAGCAAATCGGAGATTTATCGGGTTGGACTAAAGCGTGGGATTTTGCAACCGGTTCTATAAAAGGTATGTTTGGTGGCACTGGTGGTCAAATTGCTGCAGTTGGTATAAATTTAACTACTGACGCATTAGCTAATAATGCAAATCAAGTAACTAAGACTCAAAAAGTTATTGAGGCATTAAAAGGCACTTTAGCAGATTTAACTAAAGTATCATTTAAAGCAGGTGATTATAATGTAACTGGAACAACTGCGCCAAAACCTGCACAAGTAGAAAAAGAAACTGCTGATAGTTCGGATTTAGCAACATTAAAAAAGAAGCAACAACTATATAAAGACGATGTTTATGCTTATAAAGAATACGCTGATAAAATAACAAATGAAGAGTTAAGAGTTGCATTAGAGAAAGCTAAAATTAATAAAGCAAGTGCAAACGAAATACAAAATATAAAAGAACAGGCTAAAATTGGACTAGAGAAAAACGCAATAGATTTGGGTAATTCTTTAGACAAGATATTTAAGGCTGCGGACAATCAATATATAAAAGACCAAAAGGAACAAACAAAAGAAAGGTTAGCTAATCAATTACAGGCTTCAAAGGAGGCTTTAGATAACGTAAGGAACCAATTAGATATTGAAACAAAGTTATCCGGAGACGATTACGATAAAAAGAAAGAGGCCATTAAAAAGGCTATGGCTGAAATAAAAATATTGATGGCATTATCTAGCAATCCAAAAGCAATACAGGATTTAGATAAGGCTTACAAGGATATGGACAAGAACTATAAAATTCTTGACATAGACGAAAAGCAAAAGGACGCAAAGAAATTAACGCAACAGTATGAAAAATATGCTGACGTAATTGCGACAACTTTAACCGAAGGATTTATGACTATGTTTGATGCAATGGCAAGTGGCGAAAACCCATTAGAAGCATTAGGAGATTATGCAGGAAACTTAGTTAAGAAATTAGCAGAGGCAGCTATCCAGGCTGCAATATTACAAGGTGTTATGATGGCATTTGGTTTAGGTGGAGAAGGTGGGTTTGCAGGTGGCTTTATAGGTGGATTTAAAAAGATATTAGGGTTTGCCGAGGGTGGAATTGTTTCTCGTCCTACTGTTGCAATGGTTGGAGAGGGTGGACAAAGTGAGGCAATTATGCCATTGAATAAATTAGGCAATATGATGAATAGCACATTTGCAGCCGGAGCAATGAGTGGCACAGGCGGTGGAAGTGGACAATTTG